CGTTAAACATAGCGGCGGAGAGAACATCTCCTGTTGCTGCTGGAAATCCTGTTGCCATTGTTTTCTCCTAGTACGCCATGATTGATAGTCCGATTATACCTGATACTGCCGACCCTATGATGAAGCCTTCAACGGTAGGTTCGAGAGTCGTAACTGTGACCTTCATGGAATTTGGCGTGATATTCCAATCCAGTCCTTGAGCCTGTAAAGTCTTAACTATTGTAGAGCCATCTGGCTGCACATTAGTAATCTTGAGATTAGAGAAGTAATCTAAGCCAAGCATTGTGTCAGTTGGAACCGCTGGATCAAGCAGATCGACCGTCATGGCATCTATGCGGATCGTTGTCTCTGCTCTAGTTGCTACATAAATCTTAGCTATGTTTAAAGTGTCTGCATCCGTCTGGGCTATAAGGTTGGTTTCGTTTAATTGGTGCGAGAAGTATTTGACAATAGAAGCTGCATTCTCTGATATCTGTTGAGTGCCCCCAATACGAGTCATGCCGGCAGAGTTAATAACTAATTTATCATCAAAGGCAAAAGTGAGGTTTGTATAGGGAATGCCAGTAGTTTGATTAAACTCAATCGGAGTGTTGCCATATTTCTTAATTACATTCTGCCGATTGATAAAGACTGCTGTGCCTGCGCTGTTTATAAAGAAAGCGCCCTGCTCCGTAAATTCAGCATTCTTTATAGCATCTAGTGTCGTTCTAGAAGTTGCTGGGTCTGCTTGGCAGGTTGTTAGACCTGTGTCTAGGGTTCTCATTGAATTAGGCCAAGAGACTTGATCTAGGATCTTGCCTATGCGAGTGCCCGTATCTTGTCCAGCAGTAGCACTTGCCACTGTACTAATTCCAGCTTGTTGCATGAGTCTAAATGCATCTGAGCAGACTATCTCTACATAGCCAGTATCTTGGTTTTGAGGATAGGTGTATTTGTAATCTGTCGTATAGCCTGAGAATAAGAAGTAACCAACGCCACCAACTGTTGCTGAGATACGCAACTTTCTAAGTGGCGTAAGAAAGCCAAAGTAAGGACTTGCGGTATTTTGAGGATTGAAGTAACTAAGAGGATCTAAAACTCTGACGGTTGCCGATCCAGCCTCGTAAGTATCTCGCATGATATTGCGACCACGGCGAATAGATATTGAATAAACATCTGGAGTCAGATCAACCGTAGGTTCTGGAGTGGTTGTAGCAGCAAGTGTGCCAGTACCTAGAACGCCGTATTTAGCATCACCAATAGTAAAAGGATAGCCAAAGGTTGCGCCAGAAGTAAAGTCGAACGATACGGCGATCTGCGCTGGAAGTGCCATTATCCAAAGCTACTTTGCAAGCGCTCAAGTGCAAGGATCTTGCCCGATAGGTAATTATTGGTCTGCACCTTAGTAATAGCACCAGTAATTTCTTGTCCATCGAGTGTTACTGCGACATTGACTACAGGTGTAGATCCATAAAGTCCACCAGATAAACCAGCTTCAAATTGCTGACGGCCGGTCATAGCGGCTTGCGCTACTGGCGCTGCTGCCATTGAGGAAGGCGCGGTATTGTAGTTTCCAGCGGCAATAGATGCGGCTAATGCTTGAGCATTAAGCAGAGTAGTAATCCAGCCAGAGAATGGGTTTTTAGCATCTGGTAAGCCTGAGTAATAGGCGATAAGTTCTTTAGTTAAGCCTTGAGCCTTGCCTAGTTCAGCAGCTAGTTTACTTGCCTCTGTTGTATTGCCTGTGAGGATAGCCAGTTGCAGTTCTAAGCGAGTGCGTTCTTCTTTAGATATATCGCCTTTGAGTGCTGCGAGGATCCCTGCTTGCTCTGTATCAAATAGAGTGCCAGCCTTTGAAAGTGCGGTCTGATCTTTGATCGCCTTAGTCTGATCTTTAGTGACCTTTAATATTGTCTGACGGTTCTTTAGTGCCGCCTTCTCAACTGCGGCTTTCTTGAGTTCCGCTGCGATCGCAGGGATAATAGTCGCTTTAGGTGCAGGTTTAGCAAAGATTTTTGGGATACTGGTAAAGCGTAAATCTAGTGCGGTATCTAGCACCTTGGCAGCGATTGCCACGCCCCTAATCAATGAGGCTATAGCGTTGCTAGTTGCATCGATCTGCTTAATAACATTATCAAAGCCGCCTTGACCTCCACCGCCTAAGGTAGATAGGGCATCAAATAAACCTTTACCTATTGCTTCCTTGGCGTTATCTGTTGCAACTGTTAATTTAGCTATGCTTCCTGAATAACTATCGGCAGCAAGTTGAGCCTGTCCGCCGAATAGATCGTTAATCTTTGTCTGTACTTCCAAGAAGGTCATAGCCTTTAATTGGGCTTGCGATAGCCCTAGACCATATTTAGCAAGTGATCTAGTCTGACCTACATAACCCTTACTCAAATCTCCAGCAACTGTGACTACATCAGCGCCGCTTGCAGCTGATAAATTAAGTGCAGTTATAAGTAATGATTGAGCCTCTGTAACTGAGCCAGTGGTAGTTAGTAAACGCTGAAAGGCTGGGCGTAACTGGTCATCAAGTACACCAAATGTTTTTTCTAGATCGCCAATAAATGCTTTAACCTGTAGATCCGAGAAGGCTAATCCTAAGTTACTTAATGACTGAGTAAGAGTCCTAGCCGCTTTATCATCTGCCGCAAATGCTTGCGCTGCTTGTAATCCATTGCGTGAAAGTATTCTTATACCCTGTAATCCAATATAAGATTTAGCAAGTGTGCTGACTTGCTTTGTGAGTCTTTGTGCTGCGTTCTCTGCTGCCTTAAATGCGGCTTTACCAACGAACTCAGCCCCAATATCAACTCTAATCGCTTCTGCCATTATTTAACCTTCACAGTTGCGTTAAATTTATCCCGAGAAGCATATATTGCCTTGAGCACTGCGCCTTTTGTTTTACCTTGATCTTGATCCCAAGCACGAAATAAAGCGCGGCCAGTCATGCTTTGACCCTTGCCGTCTAGTTGTCCGGGGAGTTTAGGGATAAAACGACCACGAATGCCAGACTTACGCCCGGCGGTTTCATAGATAGCACCAGCTGCTGAAGTGTTAAGAATGGATACTAGCGCTCTAAAGCCGCTGCGATTTACCTTGCTAGGTGTTGTCTTATATTTAATTCCACGCCGTACGACTATGTCATTATAGGCCACGCGTTCCCATTTACCTTTTTGATTACCTACTAGCCAGCCTGACGGGACTTGACTATCTGCTGGAATGAATCCTCTAGCATTACGAACTACAGGTTTTAAAAGGTTGCCTAATTCTTTGCTAGTTTCCTTGGCTAAATCAGGTGCAAATTCTCTTAAAGCCTTGCGGAGTTTAAGTGCGCCTTTGATTTCTGTAGGCATTTTCAGACTCCTTTGATCTATCTGTCATAGCCTGTAGTAAGGCTTTAAACATTCTGTAATCTAAATCTATTAAAGTTTGAGGCGAGAGCCCGGTCTCAAGCGATATTCTCGCTATGAGATAGGTGAAGGACTCTCGCGTTATGCCAAAGGGTCATCGTCTAAGACCTCGACTCTCGTCAATGTCTCAAGGAACGCTTCTCCAAATGGCTTGACGGTTTCACCCGAACGCCGAATTGCTTCCCAACACAACCAATAAACATCTGATTGCTTTTCATCATCTCTAAAGGCTTTGTGGAAACCTTTCTTTGCATAAGACTCAAAAGCGTATTCGATCGCTGGTGTAATCTGATACTCAGTAATGCTTCCGTCTGCCCTTGTTACCTTTAGTTTTGCCATGGTTGCCCCTTAGTTAGTTATTTAGAATGAACCAGTCGTTGCTACTGCAACTGTGCCTGATACTGTAAAAGTGATCGATTGTGTGCTTAGATCGCCTGTAGCGCCGTTGATGTCTGTTGTGTTATTTACTAGGACTGTAGCAGTGTAAAGAGGGTTTGTTGCTGATACTGCTGTGCCTTTAGTTTGCAATAGCACTAGCGGTACATTTGTACCCCAAGCTGCTTGTAAAGTTGCTAATACATTTGCTGTCGCTGTGTCGTTTAAGAAGTCAATTGTGATTGTTGATGCTTCTAGACCTTTAACGAACTTATGTCCGCTATCGCCCATGGCGGTAACTTCAAGTTCATCAAATGTGCGGTTTAATGTTACTGCTGTTACATGGTCGCTAAGATCAACGGTATTAACCTTGACTCCCACATTGTTAGTCATGAATACTGCCACGGCTTATTCCTCGTCTTTCTTAGTAGATGGTTTAGGTGCTTCTGGTGTTACCTGCCCGATTTTAATCAGGAAGGCTTCGTTTTCTTTATCCCAATCGGACATTTTAACTCCAACTCGTTAGAACGGATACTTGCATTGAGCAAGTAAGTA